GAATGATAAATACTACTATAATTAACTGAGTATATAATGACACATGGCAGATTTAACTAAAAAACCATATCAAAAAACCCAATTTAGTAATACACAATTGTTAGAATTTAGCAAGTGTATGTCAGACCCGTTCTATTTTTTGAACCAGTATTTCTGGATTCAGCATCCAACACAAGGGCAAATACTATATGCGGCATATCCATATCAACATGATTTGGCAAAGTCTTATCATAATTATAGATTTTCTATATCTATGTTGGGCAGACAGATGGGTAAATCAACAACTGCGGCTGGTTATCTGTTATGGTATGCAATGTTCAATCCAGACCAAACAGTTCTGATTGCGGCACACAAATATTCTGGTGCCCAAGAGATTATGCACAGAATTAGATATGCATATGAGATGTGTCCAGATTTCATTCGTGCAGGTGTAACAAACTATAACAAAGGTAGTATTGAATTTGATAATGGCTCTCGTATCATTGCTCAAGCAACAACAGAAAATACTGGTCGTGGTCTTTCAATCTCACTACTATACGCAGATGAGTTTGCGTTTGTGCGACCAACAATTGCGAAAGAGTTTTGGACTTCTATATCTCCAACATTAGCAACGGGTGGTAAAGCAATTATCACTTCAACACCAAACTTAGATGATGACCAATTCGCAATCATCTGGTCAGGTGCTAATAAGCAATTAGATGATTATGGAAACGAAACAGATGTGGGTATAAATGGTTTTAAACCGTACAAAGCATTATGGCATCAACATCCAGACAGAGATAAACAATGGTCAGTTGAAGAAGAAGCACGTGTTGGTAAAGAACGTTTCTTAAGAGAACATGAATGTCAGTTTATTGCCTACGATGAAACTCTAGTAAATAGTTTGAAGTTGTCGGGGATTAAAGGTGTTGAACCAAAATTGCGTACAGGACAAATTCGTTGGTTTGAAGATATTAATAAAGATTCTACTTATGTTGTTGGACTCGACCCATCCATGGGAACAGGTGGCGACAATGCCGCTATTCAAGTTTGGGCATTACCAGAACTCACACAAGTTGCAGAATGGCAAAATAATAGAACAGATGTGAGAGGACAAGTACAGACAATGCATACAGTTCTCACTATTATTAAAGATGAGATGACAGAACTAGGAAATACTCAACCAGATTTATATTGGTCAGTAGAGAACAACTCATTAGGAGAAGCCGCTCTTATAGTCATTGAAGAAATGGAAGAAGATAGATTTCCTGGAACATTCTTGCACGAGCCGAAGAAAAAAGGTAGACAGAGGGTTTCCAGAAAAGGATTTACTACAACTTATAAGACAAAAATCACAGCCTGTATGAAAATGAAATCTTGGATTGAAAGTGATAAAATGATTCCTATGAGTAAAAACTTAATAAGAGAATTGAAAACATTTATAGCAAAAGGTAAAAGTTATGAGGCAAAATCTGGAGAAACAGATGATTTAGTGTCAGCAACCCTATTATGTGTGAGACAAATACAGTTTATATCAAGATTTGAAGAAGGATATGAAGAAATGCTTGGTGAGAGACTAGACGATGCAGATAGTGATTATTCAGAGCCACTTCCTGTGATATTTTGATAAATACATAAAACAAGTTCGGAAATATAATTATGGCAGTAAATTTAAACGATATCGCAAATAAGACTATGAAGTTGATGCAGGGCAGTGGACACAAGATGAGAATGTTCGATGCTAATAGCGGCAAGAGTGTAGCGACACCAGATGAAGCAAGATTCTTTTACGTTAAAGAGCCAAACATGATGGTTCATATTGATGGGAACACCAATGAACTAAAGTTTCATATCGGCGAAGACGTTGCTATAGATAATCCAGAAATTAATAGTATGATGAATCAACTGAAGTCCTTAGCACGTACCAATATGCTAGATTTCGATATTCGTTCATTTGGAAAACATATTGAACCTAAGAACTATGCATATAAGGTTAAACAAAACAAGGAGAATACCATGAATGACTTATTCAATGAAGGCATGGGCCCATTGTCTGGGTCATCACGTACTAGCCGTCAAACATTAGAAAACGTACGTCTAATATTAAAACATCGTGCGCCAGTAAACGAAGAATCTCGTGGTTCTCGTTCACGTAATATCTCAGCAATCTTCGTTGAGACTGGAGAAGGCGAACGTTTCAAATATCCATTTATTCACTTGAATGGTGCAAGAGCAATGGCAAGACATATCGCATCAGGTGGTGAAACACATGATATGGTAGGCGAAGCAATTGTAGAGTTGTCTAGTAATCTAGCACAATTAAAAGAGTTCACTAAGATAGTAGATAAACAACAATTAGTAAATGAAAACAATCGTAAAGTTGTACTAAATGTTAGACGCAGTATGAACTCAATCAAAGAAAAAGTACAGAGAATTCAAGGTGCTAGAGGTTATGCTAAATTTGTTGAAGGTATTGCTCTTAATGGTGAAAATACACAAGCAGAGATTTCAGAAGAAACATTAGATTCATACGTTCAAAAATTCACAAAGACATCATTTGAAGAATCGTTAAAAGATATTCTACCATTAGTTCATCGTGTAAATGAAGAAGAATTTGAAAATCGTAGAGATAATCAAACTGCAAGAGTTAAAGAAATAATGACAGCGACAGTTAAGAAGACTGGCGAGAGAGTTAACAAGATATCATTTGGCGAGCCAAGTAATCCAGCATATGATTACGATAAAATTAAGAAGCAATTTGCTGAACCTCGTACACCAGAAGAAGCGGCTGAACAGAAGATTTCTAAAATTGCAATGACTTTTGATGATATTGCTGATAGAGTAACAGTAGACACACTAAAAGATAAAGGTGCTAAGAAGAAAGGCCACGACTTGGCGGCTGAAATTTCTTTCTTCTTAACAGATATTGCAGATGCTATTCGTTCTAATCCAAGAGGTATTGATAAAGAAGATATGCAAGTGGCAGGAACACTACTTAAGATGTCAAAAGCATCAGTAGAAACCGTAGAGCCAAAATCAGCAGACGTACAAATATCTGAAATGCTTGAAGAAGCATTCTCAAAATTCGACCCAGACAGAGTGCTTATAGAAAATTAATTTTCTACTTGACATTCATTGTCAACCTATGCTATAATCAAAGAGAGTGTTAAAACTCTCTTTTTTTATGCTTCCAAAAACATTCAAAAAGACTGATTTAATGCTTGACTTTAAGAAAAAAGATAAGTATAATAGTATCATTAGTAGAAATATTTGTGATACATAAAAACTAATAAAAAACTAATAATAAGAAAACTAATAAAGGCTAATATAGGAGAAATATAATGGCAACACTAGCAGAAATCCGTGCAAAACTTCTTGCACAAGACAACAAAGCATCAGAGAACTCTTCCTCAAATAGAGGGACAGATGCAGTCTATCCCTTCTGGAATATGGAAAATGACAATACATCAGTATTGAGATTCCTTCCAGACTCAGACCCCACTAACACATTCTTTTGGAAAGAACGTCAAGTTATTAAACTTCCGTTCCCTGGTGTTAAAGGCGGTGACGAAACTAAACGAGTAATCGTTCAAGTACCTTGCGTTGAAATGTGGGGCGAATCGTGCCCAATTCACGCAGAGATACGTCCTTGGTTTAAAGACCCAGCAATGGAAGACCTAGGTCGTACATATTGGAAAAAGCGTTCATACGTTTTCCAAGGTTTGGTTGTATCTGACCCTATCGGTGGTGAACAACCAGAAAATCCAATTCGTAGATTTATCATTGGACCACAAATTTTCAAGTTATTGAAAGCGGCTCTAATGGACCCAGACATGGATAATCTACCAACGGATTATGAACAAGGTACAGACTTCCGTCTTACTAAAACACAAAAAGGTCAGTATGCTGACTATTCAACTTCATCTTGGTCACGTAAAGAACGTTCACTAAATGAAGAAGAACGTCAAGCAATTGAAACTCATGGTCTATATGACTTGAATGAGTTCATGCCAAAACGTCCAACTGAGGATGACATGCGAGTAATCACAGAGATGTTTGAAGCATCTGTTGATGGTGAATTGTATGACCCAACTCGTTGGGGACAGCACTATAAACCTTATGGGTTAGATGTTCCAGCAGGAACTTCTGCACCTACAACTTCAACTCCATCTGCTCCAAAAGTAGAAGAAGTTAAAGAAGTTGCACCAGCAGAAACAACACCTGTTGCTGAAACACCAACACCAACGCCAACACCGGCACCAGCAACAGCAGAAACGACTGCTGATGCACCGAAGGCCGATGCGGCAGATATCTTAGCAATGATTCGTAGTAGAAAAACTGACTAAGAACCAATATGAGTGTGGGGAGTAAATCTCCCCATACTTTTATAAAATATCACATAAGGAGAATTATATGGCACGAGCCTTTGATGCGAGTAAATTTCGCAAAAACATAACAAAATCTGTTCCAGGTATGAGTGTAGGTTTTAGAGACCCAGACACTTGGATATCAACAGGTAATTATACATTAAATAAACTTATCAGTGGTGAATTCCATAAAGGAATTCCATTAGGAAAAGTAACAGTATTTGCAGGCGAAAGTGGTGCAGGTAAATCATTTGTTGCCGCTGGTAATGTAGTTAGAAATGCACAACAACAAGGAATTTTTGTAGTACTAATAGATAGTGAGAATGCACTAGATGAAACGTGGTTACACGCACTCGATGTAGATACTACACCCGAAAAACTACTAAAATTGAACGTAGCAATGATTGATGATGTTGCTAAAATCGTTTCAGATTTTATGAAAGACTATAAGGCAGAATATGCCGATGCACCAGATGAAGACAGACCTAAAGTATTGTTTGTTATTGACAGTCTTGGAATGATGATGACCCCAACCGATGTTGACCAGTTCAATCGTGGTGACATGAAAGGTGATATGGGTCGTAAACCAAAAGCCCTAGCGGCACTAGTAAGAAATAGTGTGAATATGTTTGGCGACTATAATATCGGTTTAGTTGCTACAAATCACACATACGCATCACAAGATATGTTTGACCCAGATGATAAAATCTCAGGTGGTCAAGGATTTATCTATGCGTCTTCAATTGTAGTAGCAATGAAGAAACTTAAACTAAAAGTAGATGCAGATGGCAATAAGACATCTCAAGTACATGGTATTAGGGCGGCTTGTAAAGTAATGAAAACAAGATATGCTAAACCATTTGAGGGTGTTCAAGTAGAGATTCCATATGAAACTGGAATGTCACCATACTCTGGATTAGTTGAGTTTTTTGAAGCAAAAGGAGTATTAATAAAACAAGGCAATCGATTGAAATATAATACAAAATCAGGTGAAGAAATGATTGAGTTTCGTAAGAACTGGACAGATGATAAACTTGATATTGTTATGAAAGACTGGAATGAAGAAAATTTGGATGACGAAAAGCATGAACTGGAACCAGTTGAGTCAGAAGTATAAGAAAAAAGCAAAATGTAATAAATACATTGCTTACACTAACAAGACATACTAAGAGGAGACGTTTTTGGAATCAGAATCGCTTTATGAGTTATGGGAGACTTTACTAACTTACATCCCAGGAAAAGACAGAATCGAAGCAGGTGAGATGTTTATCAAACAGTGTGACGAACTAGGAATGAGTCCGGAAGACATAGAGATATTAATCGACGGAGATAAGATACTAGAAGTCGCACTAGACCGATATTTTGAAGATGATGATGAGGATTATTATGAAGAAGACGATGATTGGGACTAATGAATTGGTATAGTGACATAGTAAAAGACTGGAGTAAAATTCCAAACTGCATTCAATTTTTTGAAAGCGAGTTGCTAGATGCGAGAAAGGAAGTTAAGATTAAGGGTAATATTGAAAAGAACTCTACTCAACTTCCTGCATTCGTTGAATTAAGATTTGCCCAGTTACAAGAGATTGAAGCAATACTTGAACATCTGAATATTCAGTTACGTAAAAAGAGAAGTTCGTATCTAAGAAAATATTTAGAGAATTATAATAAAGTATTGAGTAGCAGAGATGCTGAAAAGTATGCCGATGGAGAAGACGAAATTGTTGCAATTGGTGAATTGATAAATCAAGTAGCACTTGTAAGAAATCAATACCTAGGAATAACAAAAGGCTTTGAAATCAAACACTTTCAACTGTCAAACATAATTAAGTTACGTGTGGCAGGAATGGAAGATTCAGAGATTAACACATATTAGGGAATGAGGAACAATGACTGGGATTCACATAGTTAAAAGAAACGGAGAGAAAGAAGAACTAGATTTAGAAAAAATGCACAAAGTTGTGTTTGAAGCATGTAATAATATTAATAATGTATCAGCAAGTGAAGTTGAATTAAAATCACATATTCAATTTTATAGCGGAATGACAAGTAGTGAGATACAAGAAACATTAATTAAAGCGGCCGCTGAACTAATAACAGAAGACACACCAAATTATCAATGGGTTGCAGGAAATCTAATTAATTATCATATTAGAAAAGAAGTGTATGG